TATTATTATAATTTGCTGGGTCATTTAATTCGCTAATATTTCCTGTCATTTTATCAAAAATTGCCTTTTTATGAGCATCAAAATCACGCTCTACTATGTTTTGCAAATAATGACCACTAAATTTTTGTATTGTTATACCATCAATAGTTATATTGACCTCTTTAATTATTTGACAACCAATATTTTTAATCCATTTAAACTCATATGGTCTATATTCTGAATCACTATATTTTAAAACGGGGCTCCATATTTTGGGTAGTTTTATTACTAAATACATATCCATCAGCAAATCTCCATAACGCAAAATTTTGAAAGTAAACTTGGAACTCTTTGTAATGTCTAATTCGGTTTGTCCTACTTGATCAATTCTGAATTTTTGTAATCCAAAATTAGTATATTTAGAATAGGTTGATTTAAAAAAACTTTTAGTCGGATTACCAGTCAAAATAATATTTTGATTGCCTAGTGCTATTAAATTTAATAATCCGCCTGCCATTAATATTAATTAATATAACATTATAAATTTTATTTATGTTATAATATATTTTAAATTTTTTATAATGTAATTATAATATATATTAATTATAATTATGACGGACAAGTCTATCATGGACAAGTCACCTACAGTGGTAGAACAAATTACAGAAAAAATAGGCACATTTAAAAATGAAATAACTGCCTCAGAAACTCTAGCAATAACATTAGGAATTATTATACTATTATTAGTAGTGTTATTTAGTTGGATTTTTGATAGATTAGGATTAAAAGAAAAAGCATGCAATAAATTAGATACATATTATCCTAGCCCAACAAATGAGTCTTATTTTAATAATGATACTTATATTAAAGCAAGTGGTCGAGCTATATTTGGAACTGATAATTCAAACAGCACATTAATTAATTATCATGTTAAAAGTGCATATAATTGTTGTTGTGGAGATGGATATAAAAATAATTTTGTTGCTTTATGTGCTTTAGAAAAATGTATTAGCAACGGCTGTAGATTTTTAGATTTTGAAATTTATTCATATAATAATGACCCTATTGTTGCTTCATCTACTGCAAATAGTAATTATATTAAAGAAACATATAATGCTTTATTATTAAGCGAAGTATTAACTATTATAACAGAAAATGCTTTTGATGGAAATAAAACTATATGTGCTAATGACCCATTAATTTTAAATTTTAGAGTAATGAGCACGAATTTAACTATGTTAGAAAAAATGGGTGATTTATTTGAAGAACATATTGATAGAAATAATAGCAGTGTTGGTTCAAATTTTTCATTGTTAGCAAGTTATAAAGATGCTTCTGTATTAAATATTAAAATGGCGGAATTATTTAGAAAAATCATAATTATTTGTGATTTTAATCCTGAACCAAATATTATTATAAATCCTAAATTGGTAAAACTAGAAAAATATATTAATTTAAGAGGTAAAAGTTTATATTGTAATACTTTTAGATATAATGATATTGTTGCTAAAAACGGCACTTCGCAATTTATCCAAGATACAAAAAGAAAATATACGATTGTTTTACCAAACTTAGATAATTCAATAAAAAATTTTGATAGTGTTAGTTCTTTTGTAAATGGATGCCAGGCAATTTGTATGAAGCACCAAAATTTAGATAGTAATTTAATTGGTTATAACGAACAATTTCAACTTAATGGAATATTTTCTTGGAAAATGAAAGAATTAATTTTAATAAATGTGGCACCCAGACCTCTGGATACTCCACCTGGAGTTGAATTGGGTGATTATTCAATCCCAAATATAGCTGATACTTTAAATAATAGTATTAGTCAAAACACAAATGATAACCCTACTGGTGTACTAGAGGGGCATGAGTATTAAATGTATGCAATAGTAATTTGGCGTACATAATAATCTCTTTGGATTATTTATAATAAATCTATATTTATTATAAATCTATATTTATAATATATAACTATAATATATAATTATATGAAAGAATCATATGATGAAAAAGAACTGAAAATATTAAGAAATGCAATAGACAGCGCTACATACATTATTGGAAAAAAGTTAGTTCAATCAGATACTATTAAAAATATCATAGAAATTTTAGAAACCTTTTTGCGAACACATAAAATATTATGTTATGGTGGAACTGCCGTAAATAATATATTACCAGAACAATATAGATTTTATAATAAAAATATTGAAATACCAGATTATGATTTTTTTTCACCTTATGCCATGGAATATGCGAGAGATTTAGCAAATATATATTTTAAAGCAGGATATGAAGAAGTAGAAGCAAAGTCGGGTGTTCATAGTGGAACATATAAAGTATTTGTAAATTTTGTTCCAATTGCTGATATTACCTTATTAGACAAGAAATTGTTTCAAAATGTTTCTAAAAAAGCAATAAAAATTAACGGAATTAATTATTGCCCGCCAAATTTTCTACGTATGGCAATGTATCTTGAATTATCTCGTCCAATGGGAGATGTATCTAGATGGGAAAAAGTCCTAAAACGTATTAGTTTATTAAATAAAAATTATCCATTAAAAGGTATGTTATGCGACAAACAAGATTTTCAAAGAAAATATGAGGGAAAACAAGAGGATCAAGCAAGGATATATGAAATTACTAGGAGTTCATTTATTAATCAGGGTTTAGTTTTTTTTGGAGGTTATGCATCAACTTTATATAGTAAATATATGCCATATAAAGAAAGAAAACAAGTTTCTAGTATTCCAGATTTTGATGTATTAAGCGAAAATCCCGAAGAAAGTGCTACTATTTTGAGAGAACAATTAATTTATGAAGGCTATAAAAATGTAAAAATTTTTAAGAAACAACCTATTGGTGAATATATTGATATTCATTATGAGGTTATTGTAAATAATGATGTAATTGCGTTTATTTATAAACCTACTGCTTGTCATAGCTATAATTTAATAAATATTAATGGACAAAAAATAAAAGTAGCATCAATAGATACAATATTAAGTTTTTATTTAATATTTATATATGCAGATAGACCTTATTATGATGAAAATAGATTATTATGTATAGCTGAGTATTTATTTAAAGTTCAATTAAAAAATCGTCTTCAACAAAAAGGCCTATTGCGAAGATTTAGTGTATTATGTTACGGAAAACAAAAAACATTAGAAGATATGAGAGAAGAAAAAGCAAAATTATATGCTAAAATTAAAACAAATGAAATATCACGCAATTCAAAATTATATAATATGAATTTTTTTAGATATATACCTAAAGAAGATTATGATGTAAAAAATAAATCAAAGAAAAATACTAGACATAATAGTAAGCATACAAAGAAATATAAAAAATATTAAAAATTAAAAATTAAAAATTTTTATATTTTATAAAATATACACTTACCATCATTTATTGTTTTTGCTAACTTGTATTTTTTACATGAAACCCTCCTAGATTTTAATTTTATAAAATTAAAAGTGCTGTTATGCTTTATTATTTGGTTTAAATTTCTTTTTTTAAAATTAGTATTTACATAATCAATAAAGGGAGCAAATAATTTGGTATTATTTATTTCAGGATGTCCTTGAAATCCATAAAATGGATATTTTTTATGTTTTATTATATCTATAAACTCTTTCTTATTTTTATCTAAACTAGTAGCAATAACTTCATAATTTTTAATGTTGTGTTTTATATTTAATTCTAATGCTAGCGAATTATTATGAATTAGTTTTTTTGTTTTATTAAAATTCTTTTTAAATATTTTTCCCAGTTTTGTATCACTAAATTTTGGTGTTGTTTTATAATTATTAAATGAGTTTACGTTAATAAAAGTATTGTTAATAGTTTTTTTTGTTAAATTATAATTTCTCTCAATTAAAATCATATTTTCATAACCATGACATATTGCTAAAATTGGTATTAGTATATTATTATTAGCCATAAATTTAATTTTTTTTACTATATATTTTTGCATTAAAAAATGTCGCTTTATAAATTTGTTATTATAAAAATTGCCTATTTGACTCCCCGGAAATATTACACCATTTAAATTTAATAATATTTTATTTAATTCAAGCTTTTTAATAGTATATGGCATTATAATATATTCAATAGCATTTTGCTTTAAAAAATTTATTATAGTTTCTTTTAAAAATATTTCATCAGAATTACTATTTTTTATATAAGGTGTTGCTAAAATACCTACTAATGGTTTAGTTTTAATCATAGCAATTTGCACTATTACTATTATTAGTAAATATATTTACACTAGCTAATTAAAAATTATCTAATTATAATTCAAAAGTGTATTTTTATATTTTATTAAAAAATATAAAAATAATAAATTTGTATATTTTTTTAAATTAAATGTTATTAAAAAATATTTATAATCTTGGGAAACCAACCAAATTAGCACCAATACCAAAACCAGCGCCTGTTCTAGCACTTACACCCATTGTTGGAATAAAAGTATCTAGTATAGAGAATGTAGCAGCCGCCATCAATGCTATAATGGCAATTTCTTCAACTTTTAATGGTTTTTGTGGAATGACAAAAGCAACAATTGCAACCATTAAACCTTCAATTAAATATTTCACAGCTCTTTTTACTAATTCACCCATACTGAAATTCATTTTGTTTTTATAATAATACTAAAGAAAAAATTTATATTTATACACAAATTAATTTAATAAAATAAAATTAATTTAATAAAATAAAATTAATTTAAATTATATAAATTTTACCTAAATAATTAATTTAAATTTTAATTAATTAGTTTGCGTATTTGAAAAATTTGTTTTATTATAATGTTTATTATAATGTTTAATATAATGTTTAATATAATGTTTAAATAAAATACTTAAAATTATATTAAAATACTATTTTATAAAATGTTTAATAAAAAATCTTCTAAATCTAAAGAGAAAGATAAAACTAAAACAGTTAACAATTTAGAAAAAGCAAAATATGTAGATTTATTAGATGAAGACAAACCTATAGGTGGCCAAAAATATGTATGTTTAAGTTTTATTTCTCCAGAAGATCATATTAAAAATAAAGAGTTATTTTATTTTGATAAATTCTTAAAGAACTTTGAGTTTAAAAAAACTTTTGAAAAATATACACAGTTTTTAAATTTTTTAGCATACAAATATAATTTAGATTTTAATAAATTAAGCAAAGATATGGAGGAGTTTGTGGAAGAGGAAAAAGAGAATCTATTTTTAACTACTTTAGATGATGAATATAAAACATTTATTGATGCTAAAGAAGAACAATTACAAAAAGAATATAATGAATTACATGAATTTCAAACAAACACCCGAGGCATTAAAGTACGTGGCGTATTTGGTTCACAAGAAGAAGCAGAAATGAGATGTAAAATGTTAAGAGAATCAGACCCTAATCATGATGTTTATGTAGGAGCAGTTGGTATGTGGATGCCTTTTCATCCAGAAGCATATAAAACAGGACGCGTTGAATATTTAGAAAAAGACTTAAATGAACTAATGAGTCATAAGAAGAAAAATGATGAGATTTCTAAAGAGCAATTTAAAGAGCGTGTAAAAGAAAGTAAAAAGAAAGCAATTGAAGAAAATATTGCTAAAGCTCGTAAAGAAGGCAACAAATTAATGCAAACAATAGATGAAGAGGGTAATTTAATAAATGCAGATAGAATGGATGTTCCCGGTAAAAACTTGCTTTTTGGCGACAAAGAAGATGACGATGTATCTACTGCTGATTTGCGTAAAGAATTATTTGAGGCAGAAGATGTTATTGTAGGAAGAAAGAAAGATAATGACCATGGTTTAGGGGAATTATTAGAAAGACAAAAAGAACGTGCAGAAAAAGCAACAATACAAGAAGAATCAGCGTCTGTTTCTAAATCTTCTAAAAATATTGATTGATTAAATACAATAAATTAAGATGTATAAGAAAATTCTATAAAAGAAAATTCTATAAAAGAAAATTCTATAAAAGAAAATTCTATAAAAGAAAATAAAACTACTACTACTATTTATAATATTTATTGAAAAAATATTATAAAAGAAATTACTTATTACCATTTTGATTTGCGTACATTTATTTTAGGTCCTTTTTTCTTATCTCTTATATTTGGGTCATACATTTCTTCTTCATTATCAGAGTCTAAATTTTTACTAATTTCCCAAAATTCTTTTGAACCTAATTTGAATGTTTTATGATGGTCTGCTTTGTACCAAAAAATTTGGTCTTGCAATTTATTGGATTTAGCATTATTATTTATTACTAAACATTCATAATTTTCTGTACATTGATCCATTACTTGACAAAAACTCTCAAAAGTTGGAAACATACCAGCATAATTTTCATAAATACGTCGTCTATTTGCTATATAAGGTTCGCGTAAAATGAAAACATAATCAATATTTGTACGTAAATTTGGAGGAATACCTAAAGGATATTGCATAGTAATAACAAGCATTATTTTCCAATGACGCCCATTCATAAAAAGAAGACGCATCATTTTATCTTTAGTCCAACTGCCATCATATAAGCAATCATCTAAAATAACAAATGCACGAGGATCTATATTTGATTTTTTATAAACTTCTATTTCTTTTTTTACTTGTTTTAATACTGTTTTTTGCCTTTTTAAAATATTTTCTATAATAGCAGTATTGTATTCATCGTGAATAAAAAGTTTTGGAACATGTTCAGCATAAAAACCATTACCTGCTTCAGTTCCACTAATAACAGTTCCTATTGGTATATCTTGATGATAATAAAGAAGATCTCTTACTAAATATGATTTACCTGTATCACGACGACCAATTAAAACAATTACAGGACCTTTATTTTCATCTGGTCTAAAACTAATAGTTTTAATATCAAATTTTTTTAATTCTAATGTCATTATTGTTTAATAATAATATTATATAATCTAGGATTTAAACTAAATAGTCTAGGATTTAAACTAAACATTGCAAAAATAAATATTTATTTGAAATATTTAGTAATATTTACAAAAAAGTAAGTATTATTTACAAAAAGTAAATAATATTTAGTAATATTTAAAAATATGAATTGTGTTATAAATAAGAAAAATAAGTATATTTAATTTATTAAATGGAATTAAACTATAGAAAAAATAATAACAAGCAACTCTTTGAAACAATTAGCAATACTGAATTTTTGGATATAACAAATATACAAAATTATTTTCCATTATATAACTATTATTTTGATTTAAATAGCAACAATTACAATACTATTAATCTAAATAATAGCTATAAATTAGAAGCTATAACAAATAAAATCAATTATAATAAATTTGTAGGCACAATATGTGATTTGTGTAATAATAAATTATGCAAAAATATTTTTATTAAATTTAGTCCATTAATAGACCCTGTTAAATATATGTTAGGAAAATATGATAATTGTTATAATATTTTAGAATTACCTAAATTATATAATAATGAACATGTAAATAGTAATAGTGAATATTATAAAAAATATAAAAAAATATTGGATCCAAATAACTCAGCATATATTGATGGCTTCTTTTCATTTTTATCTAGTTGCTTATTAAATAACTATAGTTTCTATAATGGATTAAATTATTATGGTGCATTTTTAGGAATAAAAAATAATTTTAAAGTTAATATTTCTGAAGATTTAGAATTTTTAAATGAGTCTGATAATTTTCATAAGCATATAAACAACTTATTTAAACTAGAAGGAAGTGAAAAAATGAAAAATATTTTTGGCAAAACTAATAAATATAAAAAATCATTATTAATAAATAGTATTAGCAACAATGAGGTAAATATTGAAGATTTAATTGAAGATTTAAGTGAAGATTTAAATAAAAATTTAAATATTACTAATATTGAAGTAACTAATCTTGGAGAAAGTAATCTTGAAGAAACATCTTTAGAAAATAACTCTTTAATTTTAGAAGAATTAGAATTGACATATGAAAATCTAGATATTTTAGATAAATCTTCTAGAAAATCAAGTAATCATAATACAAGTAAAAATGAAACAACTAATTCGGAATCATGTTCTTCTAGGTCATCAAATACAGAATTATTACATACAAATACAACTGATTCAGATGAATCAAGCAGTGAGGAAAGTTATGATGATGATGAAGAAATATTTTGTTCAATAGATAAATTTCCAGTTGAAATTATAGTATTAGAATGCTGTCATGATACATTAGATTCCTATATTGCAAGTAAAAAAATTAAAGATGATGAATGGGAGTCTATTGTTTTACAAATATTGTTTACATTAATTACATACCAAAAAGTTTTCCATTTTACTCATAATGATTTACATACAAATAACATAGTTTATGTAGCAACTGAAAAGAAATATTTGTATTATAAATTTAATAATAGCCATTATAAAGTTCCAACATTTGGCAAAATATATAAAATAATTGATTTTGGAAGAGCAATTTATAGATTTAAAAACAAATTTATATGTAGTGATAGTTATTCGGAAGATGGAGATGCTGCTACACAATATAATTGTGAGCCTTATTTAAATGAAAATAAACCGCGCTTAGACCCTAATTATAGTTTTGATTTATGTCGCCTAGGATGTAGTTTGTTTGATTATTTTATTGATGATTTGGAAGACATTAAAAAATTAAAATCTCCTATTAAGAAACTAATGATAGAATGGGTTTTTGATGATAAAAATAAAAATATATTGTATAAAAATGATGGTTCTGAGAGATACCCTGATTTTAAATTATATAAAATGATAGCACGCAGTGTTCATAAGCATACTCCACAAAATGTATTAAAAAAACCGCTATTTGAAAAATATATAATAGCAAAAAAGAAAATTAACAATCCAGAAGCAATATTTAATATTGATGATTTACCAATTATGGTGTAAAAATATTTTATATTTTATAACAAAATATAAAATATAAAATATAAAATATAAAATATAAAATTAAAAATCTGGCTCATTTGTAAAAGCACTTAATGATTCTTTTGAATTTCCTATTATTTCATTAATGTTAAGTTGTTCTAAACCGAACATTGAAATCATAGAGCATAAAAATACAATTAAACTATCTTTTGTTATGTCTTTTAATGATATTTCAACTTTTGTTATATATTTCATATCTATTATTTTATAAATCATAAATATAATACTGATTGCTATTGATGGTATTATAAAATTCATTTATTATTACAAAATAAATGAATTTTATATATATAACGAATTGATTTATTTTAATTCTTCTATGTCTAAATCTAAATCTAAATCTACTTCTGATTTTTCATCATCAGTACTTATTTCAGTCTTTAACTCTAATAAATCTAAATCTATTTCATGAGGGTCGTTCTTAATATTTTTAATATTTAATTCACTTGCTGGAACCTTCACTTTATCTATTTTTAATTTATAATTATCTTGTGTATCTGACTCATTATTAGATTCACTATCTGATTCATCATTAGACTCATTCTTGTAAATAGGCTCTGATTTTGATACTAGCGAGCTAATACTTGAACCGCCATTATTTTTAACTATTTCTAAATTATCTTCATTTAAATCTTTTGTAGCATTTTTAAGTGCTTTCTTTAAATTTGTTTTACTTTCTTCTTTTACTTTTTCAAGCGCATCTTTTTTTATTTTTTCTAATTCTTTTGCTTCTTTCAATTTATTAAGTTTCGCCAATGCTTCTTTATCTGTAACAATTTCTTTCTTTTCCTCTACTTCAACATCTGTTTCTTGTGTTTCATCTAAATACATTTGTAATATGTGTTCAATAGGAATACTCTCTCTTATTGTATTTAATATGCACTCTTTTATTATTAATTCTAACTCTCTATTATTTTTTTGTATTTGTAATGGTTTTATATTTATTTCAAATAAATATATATTAACATATACTTTTCTAGCAACATTTATATATGTTTTGTGTATAAATTTACCCAAATCAGGTATATCAATATTAATTTTTTTTTGTTTTAATCCTACACGCGAACATGTTAATGATTTTAATTGAGTAATATGAACACAAGACAATAAATCTTCTAAATAGTGGCATGCGCTAGATGTAATTATTCTTTGCTTTTCATTTTCAACTATTTCAGAACTCCATTTTGGTATATTATTTAAAAAATTTTGAAATGTCATTAAATATTTAGATTCTTCGTCATTATCTCTACAAACATTGTAAGCTTCTGAGAAAACAGATCTTAAACCTTCAATAATACATGGTGCTAAAGTATTTGTCAATCTAGCACACCACTCATTTTTTGATTCAATTATTGTTGATAATGTATAATCATCCATATTTATAATTTAAATTTTATTTTTTAAATAAAAATTAAACTAAATTGTTTAATAAAATATTATTAAATATTAAATATTATTAAATATTGAAAAATCTATAATACAATTATTATTATAAAAGTATAATAATATAAATATTAAAAATTCTTCACATCTTATTTCCTTTTTATAAATATCAAAAAAAAATACAAATTTTAAGAAGTCAGATTTAAAATTAGAATTATTTGTAAAATATTCTAATAAATTATTAGCACTAATTCCTTTATTATATATTAATGAACTATAATTGATTAATAGGATATTTTTAAAATTGCCACTTAAATCTTCTATAGCACTATCCAAATTTTTAATGATTAATGCCAATTTGTTATTAAATTTATTATTATTACTAGTATTTACTGTTAAAGACTTATAAATAATGCTTAAATTATTAGTATTACAAAATATTTCACAAAATCTGGATAATATTGGTCTAATAATTTTTGACTTATTTGCCGTAACAATAAAAAATCTTGTATTACTATATATTTCAATTGACCTTCTAAGTGCTGATTGAGCATCTAATGTTAAACTATCAGCATTTAATAAGACAATAGATTTAAAATTTGTTATATTTTTATGAATTATTGTATTTGCAAAAAATCTTAAGTTGTCTCTTATAAATTTTATATTTCCTTTTCCCAAACTACAATTCAATATGAGTGTATTATTTTCTATATTTTTATAATTTTTATAAATATATAATAATAATTGTTCTAATAAAGTTTTTTTTCCAATTAAATTATTTCCGTATAATAACAAATTTGGTAAATTATTTTTATCATGTAACTCTTTCAAATTTTGTAACATTATTTAAAAGTAAAGAAAAATATTTAAATTAAAATATGTCATAACATTATATATGCTATATATATTATTTTTACTATGTAATTTTATAGATTATTCATATAAACTATTTGAGAAAAATACTAATAAAATAATTAATATTATTGATAAAAAATTATTATATAATCCTAATCTTAATATTGCTTATGAAAAACGTATTAAATCAAATAAACGTATTATTTCAAAACTACAGAGGTTTAAAATACCATATGATATATACGGATTAAGAATTATATATAATGATACTTCTGATTACTATAATACTCATAGTGCTTATATTATAAAAAATATTATATATGAAAATTTTAATACACTAGATTTTATAAGTGATGATTATATTGAAAAACCTAAGAAAAATAATTACCAAAGTTTACATATTTATATTATGACTAGTTTGTTAATAGAAATTCAAATAAGAAATGCTAATATGCATAATATATCTATTAATGGTTCGGCTTCGCATTATAATTACAATAAATTAAATTAAATTAAATTAAATTAAATTAAATTAAATTAATATAATATTATATTAAATTAAATTAAATTAATATAATATTATATTAATATTATATTAAATTACAATAAATTAATATAATATTATATTAATATATAAATATATTATTTATTAATAATAGTATTTATAATAGTATTATTAATACTATTATAAATAAATACCACTTATTTAAATTAGTATTATGACTGATTCACAAAATTTAGATGATAGTGAAAAATTAAATATAATTTTTAAAGAAATATTAGGTTTTCCATCTACATCTGAAAATATTAATTATTATGAAGAATTGAAAACCAAATATAATACATATACATTAGGAGAAAATGTTTTTCTAGAAAATATACCACAATATCCAGATTTTGATATAAATGGTATTGTTAGAAGTTGTAACGAATTGGGTTTAAATAGTAGCGATTTTTATGATTATTTTTATAATCCATCAAATAAATCACAATGTAGTATTGTAGATGACAGCACGCATACAGTTAGAAGATTTAAATATTTAATATTACAGCAAACACATGGAACAGAAACTTCAAATTATGGAGCGTCTTGGTTCAAATTAGATAATTCGTATAATAATATATTAGAAGACTCTATACAATATAATTATAAATCATATTATGATTCTCAAGCTGGCAATTCTTTAAAATTACCATATTTATATGAAGTTTTTACACAAACTTCATTATTGCAATCTAGTTCTTTACGAAATTTACCATTTGGTACTCAAGGTGGTAATTGGGTTTATAATTATAAAAATGGTATTTTATTCTTTTCTGATTTTAATAATTTAGCCCAACAAAATATATATGATGGAATATATAATATAGACGATGACAATAAACCTGTTATTAGTGTTTATAAATATATTGGGAAAAAAAACATTAATACTTTGACAAAAAATCTAAGTGAATTCAATAACAATATTATTAAAATATTTAACTATACTCAAAATTTAACTAATAAGATTAGAAAATTAACACAGTTATTTAATAGTACTCTTAGCATTAGTACTAACTATTCTAATAAAACATTATTTAGTGATACAAGTTTCACAACAACTACAAGTGATTTAATCGACTTAAGTAATTTATTTTTTAATACTATTACTCCTCTTAATATAAATAGTAATATATACATTAATATTAATGTAACTTTATTATGTAGTCATAATAACCATGAAAGAATTACAATTCAACTATGGAGAGATATGAGCATGATAACAATTAACGCAAATTTGGGGTTTCATGGGGCAACACAGGGTTTTACTATGCCTTATAGTTTAACATATGTAGATGATAATGTTGGTTATGGTTTAAAAAAATATTATTTAAAATATCAATTAGAATCACCTTCTGATATTAGTCAAGGTATTGTTAATGTTTCAACAAGTAACACACCAGGCGCATCAAATTTTTTATTGAGAGAAATAGCAAAAACTCCTACAACTATTAACTTTATTAATAGTAATAATAAACTAATTTTTAGCGATTCTAGTTATACAACATTTAGTAGAAATATAATTGATTTGAGCAGTACATTTTATAATATATTATATCCTTGTAATACTACCTACTTATTAGTTCATATAAAAGTAACATTATATTGTTCTACAAATTATAAAAATAGAATAAATGTTGAGTTGTGGAGAGATAATACATTACTAATTCAAGATTACAATTTAGGGTCTGTTAGTGCATATGATGGAATTGTTATGCCATACAGTATTACTTTTTTAGATGAAAATCCCAATTATAATAATAGCGAAAAAAAATATTACTTAAAGTATAAACTTGAAGAAGAATTAAGTTATAATAATCAACATTTAGGCATCATTAATGTTAGAACTGATAATAGTTATGGTTCATCTAATATATTATTACAAGAATATCCTAATATAACTCATAATTTTATAAATACTTATACTAATATAGATTGTACAACTACTAGTAATTCATTAGTTGATTTAAGTGCTGTTGTTTTTAATACTATTAATCCTTGTAATAATAGTTCAATTATTGTAGATATTAGAATAACGTTGGCATGTAGTTATGATGGAAATGAAATAATAACTATTGAATTATGGAGAGATTCTACTTTGATTTTAGAAGATGTTGGTTTAGGAAGTTCATTTGGAACAGAAGGTTTAATTATTCCATATAATATTACTTACTTAGATGAAAACGTTACAAGTGGTCCAAAAAAATATTATTTAAAATATAAATTAGAAGAGAATTTTTCTCAACAAAAGCAAGGCATTCTTAATATTAAAACTTCACAAAATGGTTCTCCAAATATTTTATTAAGAGAGATTACCGATACTTCTACTATTTATAATAGCATTTTTTATGATATTACTAACTTTACTACAACTACCTCCAATTTAATTGATTTAAGTGACTCATTTTTTAATATTATTAATCTTTCTAGTAAATCTAATGTTTTAGTAACTATTAATGTTACTTTGCTTTGCAGTAATCAGCACGATGAAAGAATAACTATTCAATTATGGAGAAATTTTACTTTGATTTCAGAAGATGTTGGTTTAGGAACATATAATGCTTCTAATTTAAAAATACCATATAATTTAACTTACTTAGATCCAGATGTTAATACTGGTCTAAGTAAATACTATTTAAAATATAAATTAAACAATAATAGTGGAACACATATGGGTTTAGTTAATATTAAAACTTCTTCAACATTTGGTTCAAGTTCGTTTTTTTTAAGACAAATTTAGAAGAAATTATTTTGTTTTTATAAAATAAAATAATTAGTGTAGAAGAATTATTTTGTTTTTATAAAATAAAATAATTAGTATAATATAGAAAAATAATATATATTACTATAATATAATTGAGTATGGGAGATAGTGATATTTGTGGTAATCGCCCAAGATTCAATAGACCAACGCACGATTATATATTTAGCGGTTCTCAATTTAGAGGTGGTAGTGATCTTAATTCTGTAAGATTTTCAAAAGGTACTAATTTTATTGATATATGCAATGGTGGAATAGATATTAGTTCATCAAATGTTAATATTAATAGAAATTTATATGTTAATCGAGATGCTACAATAGATGGTTCCTTAAATATTAGTGGATTAACAACAGTTACCAATATAACTATTAATGGTGATTTATCAGTCAATAGTATTAAAAGTAATATTTTAAAAGTTCCTTCTATTTTTACTATTGATCCTTCAGGACATGGAGATAGAGATATTACAGGAAAAGTAATAATTCTGGGAGATTTAGAAGTCAAAGGAACAACAACCACTATTAATTCAACTGTTGTAGATATTAGTGATTTAAATATTACTCTGGCTAGTAATGCTGCAAACCCGGGTCAGGCTCAAGATGCTGGTTTTGATATTTCTGGCAACACAGGTGCTTCTTTTAGATATGATTATACTAGTGGAACTGGTATAGGAAGATTTAAATCATCTATTGGACTCAGTATTTCGGGAAATTTACTACCTGCTAATAATACTTCACAAGTTCCTGTTTCATTTAATACTTATAAATTAAAAACTACAGGTTTTAACACTTATACTGAAACGTCTTCTAATGAATGGATAGATTTATCGGGTTATGATATTAGTAAAGTTGTTCTAAGTAATTATTCATATATTAAAATGGAATTTAAAGTAAACTTTTCTTCTTCTCCAGAAGCAGAGCAAACTTTGGGTCTCCGTGTACAAAGAAGTATACAGGATTCATCATGGACAACGGTATTTACAGACCCAAGTTTAGGTTCAAATATGGGTGTTGGAATTCTTGGCGTGTATAATGGAACATATATTGATGATTTGAATGGTGCAACTATTTCCGGTAATATTGTAACTTATAAACTTTCGCAGTGGAGAAATTTACCCTCATATGACAGTACTATTACAAGTTTTGGTGTTATAGGTGGTAGTGCAGGAAACTATATTTTCTTGCAAGAATTATATAGACCCCTGCCACAATAATATATTACATATATTTATTTATAATGTGTATAAAGTATAAATTTAATAATATTTAATAATATTATTAAATGAGTAGTTTACATAATTTTAATCCAAATAACAAATCATGGAAAATGTATACAAATACAATAACATCTATTAGCGGAGATAATATAACTATTAAACCATATGAAGGTAAAAATTTATTATTAGAAGTTTCCGCAAATAATAATATTTTATTTAAAAGAGGAGACATATCTTATGGTTTAGACGATTTAATTGGCGGAGGCAACTCAACTATTATACTTACAAGTGTAAGTGGTGATATAATTCCTTATATAGATAATGCTTATAATTTAGGTAGCACTACTAATTATTGGTCCAATGCTTATATACAAACTATAAGTGCTACTAATATTAGTGTAAGTGAAAGTTTGTTATTAACCATAAATAATGAAACACAAGACTTGATACCGA